AAATTAGACAAGATGTTGCGTCGAGGAACAGACTGGTTCTTTCACCAAATCTATGAAAGTAAAGTGGTCAACAAACTTGAACGATCACCTGTTTACCGTCAGTTCTACTATGAGCAGGTAGCAAAAAATGTTGACAGCCTTACTCCTGATGAAGCCAAAAAGTTGGTTAAAGATGTAATTGCCAATGCTGCTGCTATCGAGATGAAGCCAGCGAACTATGTTGGTAGTAGAGCGAACTGGAAGCAGATACAAGAACTCGCTAAACAGGCAAACGGTACTGGAACGATCAAAGACCTTGACGATTATGCGGGTTTAAGCGCACTCAACTCGACGAAGGAAGCGTTGTTTAACGCAACCGAACGTAACAACCTTGAAGATATTATGCGTATCGTCATCCCGTTCGGTGCTGCATGGCGTGAAGTTGTTGGCACATACGCCAAATTCTTGGTTGAGGACCCTACCCGTATCCGTCGCGCACAACTCTTATTCAAGGGTGCAACAGACTTCGACCCAGATGGAAACGGTCGAGGATTCTTCTACAAAGACCCAACCACAAAACAGTATTCGTTCAACTTTCCGCTATCCGGTGAACTAGCAAAACTTGCTACTGGTATTAACGCACCGTTGCAGGGAACTGTGAAACGTGTGTCTGTTGGTTTGGACTGGCATCCAGCGTTAGGCCCTGTAGGTCAGATCGCTGCCGACAGAATTATTCCTGATACTCCTAAATATGATGAAATTGTTAGCATCCTAATGCCCTATGGTCGTGGCTCAACAGCTTCTTTTGCTCCGTCATGGGCAAAGAAAATGAAATCAGCGATTTTTGACGACCCATCAAAACTGGACAGCATTTACGGCAATACCTACATTGACACGATGCGAGCATTGGCTGCTTCAGGGGACTACAACCTAGATACTCCTGAAGGTCAAGAAGAACTTATGTCTGACGCTAAAGGCAAGGCACGTATTTTGGCGGCGATGCGAGCCTTCGGACAGTTTATTGGGCCTACCGCACCTGGCACAGAGTTTGAGATACCAGTCAAAGATGGCGACATCATGGCATCACAACTCATCCAAGAGTTCTACAAGCTACAGGCAGATAACTATGACACCGCCGTTGGTGAGTTCTTGCGTATCTACGGTGAGGATGCCTTGCTTTATCTGTCATCCAAGTCAAAAGCAACCGTTGAAGGTTTGGAAGCAACCAAAGAGTTCGGTGATTGGGAGCGAACCAATAGTGAGGTTATTAAGGCATATCCTGATGTAGCAGCGTTCTTTGCCCCTGGCGGGTCAGATTATGATTTCCAAGTGTGGCAACGCCAAATCAAGGGTGGCAAGCGTGTCCGGTTGACAGACAGACAGGTTATCGAGCAAGCCCAATATCGTTTGGCTTCATCGCAATATAAGGCTTATCGCGCGCAGGTCGGGGCATATCCGAACGAGGAGCAACGAGCATGGCTCAAAGGTATCCGTGTTGAGTTGAACAAGAAGTATCCAGGTTTCCCTGTTGTTCCTGTGTTCACGGTGGGTGAGTTTGAAAAGAAAATCGTCCAAATGAAACAAGCTGTCGCTGACCCACGTTTGAAAGATAACGATGTGGCTAAAGCGGTTAACACTTATTTCGGTTATCGAGATCAGGTTCTTTCACAGTGGATCGCTGCTGGTGGATCGGCACAAGGTTTGGCTACATCCAAGTCAGCCGAGCCGTTGCGAGGCTACTTGACTAGCATTGGTGATGCGCTTGCCGTACAAGTTCCAGATTTCGGGCGTGTTTGGGAACGTGAATTACTATCTGAGGTAGACCAATGAGCATGACACCAAACCAAACACCGCCAGTACCACCTGCTAACCCTGATCCATTGGGCGTAGGGCCTGCACCAGTCGTCGTGGCTGGTGGTAGCAACAAACAACCAATCCCCCGTGAGGTGACAGGTGTTGCTCCTGCTGTCCGGTCACAGGTTCCGTTGACACAACGAACCACTACAGGTAAATACCTGTATTCGGGAACATTTCTTGCTAACGCACAAGGTCAGGTTTATCGTGCAGCATACAACCCGATTGACGACCCTCTTGCTGAGTTAGCAAAACTTAATTCAACTGAACGGTTGGGGTTATTGACCGAGTTGTATCAGCGTGGTTTCTATGACGGGCAGGGCAAACCTTCGGAAAACGGAGATTCCCCTCTTGACACTAAAGCGATGCAAGAGTTTCTTCTGACAGCCAACACATACGGGTATGACTGGCAAACCTCTTTGAACTTTGTGCGCCAAGAGTTCCCTGTCAGGGGTGGCGGTGGTTCACGTCGTAAGGCAACATCATCTGTTGATTTGAGCCGAGCGTTACAGGATGAGTCTTTCGCGATGTTGGGTCGCAAACTCAGCAAAGAAGAACTGCAACAAGCGATTCGTTCTGTTCAATCAAAAGAAGTTTCAACCGATACTTCTACGAGTACTCTTGTTCAGATGGCCCCACAGCAAGCTGACCCTACACAAGCTCAGGCTTACGGGTTTACTCGCGCTGCTGACATAGTTTCTCAAATGCTTAGGAATGGTGGATAATGAGTGACTCAGGTTTAGAACTTAGTGGTTCGGAGTATTCAGCCAGCCTGATGTTTGCTGGCAACCAGGTTCCACCTCCTCCTACCGAGCGAACTTCTGCCGAAATTGAACAGGAGTTAAAAGAAGTTAAAGCCTTGTTCAAGGACTTGGAGAAAGGTTTTGGGAAAACAACGCTTGCTTCTTTCCCTACTTTGTCTGCATTTGAGTCCGCTAAGGCACAGGCGTACACGCTTCTCAATGAGACTTTGCCCGCCGAACTCAAAGAACGTAAAGATTGGGACAAAAAGTATCGCGTCAAAGTCGCAGGGCTTTTCGGTACTGGTGTCAATGAATACACCGTTCTTTCCGCTGATGATGTGTACCAGTATCAGCAGTTGTATAAGGCTGCAACAGACCCTAATGATCCTGAACTTAAAGCGTATGACGCTGCTGTAAAAGCCGTTAACGATTTGCGTAACAAGATCAATACACCTGGCAGTAAAGAATCAAAACTTCCACCACAGGAACAGCAACTTCTAATTGCTTCAAAGTTAAAAGAAGTTCAACCATTGATTACTCCGCGTGTGATCGAATTGCGTTCACAGAACATCCCTCTTGAAGTTGACAAGTCTGGTCGAACTCTAAGATCAACAAGTTTCCCGTTGGTCGGTCAGATTGATACGCAAATCAATCGTGCGATTAACGAGGGTGTCCGTATCGCTGAACGTGTTTATGGGACTCGGAAACCTACAGCAACTTTGTATGGTCAACCAGCAGAACTAACAACCGTTCGCGATCAACAACAGACAGCACAACTCACAGAGTTTATGGATCGTGCAAATACCTTGCGTGGTCAAACACCTTCGCAGGCTGGAGCGCAACCAATCACCTACACGCAACAACCAGCCGCTACTGGTGGTCAACCTGCTTCTGCAACTATTACACCTACGGGTGCTTCGCAGCGGGCTATTAACGCTCAGTCTCAACGCTTTGCGGCTATGGCTGGACAAACCCCACCACCACCTCCAGGCGGAGGAGCAGGTGCGGGTGCTGGAGCAGGCGCGGGTGCGGGCGTTGGTGGTGCTGGTGGAGGTGCGGGAGCAGGTCGCGTCGGAGCAGGTGGAACCATTGGTGGCGGAACAACAGACACAGCCAAATTCAAGGTTGGTGACTGGCAAGCAGTATTACAAGATCAGTTCCCTGGCTACTCAAAAGATTGGTTAGCTTCTAACGCCACAACCCATTTCGGTCAGGACATGATTAACCTCATGGTCGAGGCTGCAAAGCCAAACGGTAGGTTCATGGGTTTGACCACCGATGCTTCGGTTGCTGCGTTTCAAAAAGCAATCAAACAAACTACTTATTGGCAGACCACTGAAACTGCTGCAAAGAACTTTGACCAAGCAATCGGTGTTGACCGTGACCGGATCATCAACAACAAGAAATTAGAGATCGCTAACTCGTATGGCGATGTGTCATTTGATGATGCAACTTTGACCCAACTTGCTACCAATGCTGCACGTTTGGGTTTGACTGGACTCGGTTTACAGCAGGCTGTTTATGCTGGTGCGTTGAAGCCTGGTGCTGGTGGCGCACAGACAGCGTTGGCTAGTCGAGTGTTGCAGGGTGCTGATGCTGATCGTATTCGCAGTATTGGTCGTTCATGGAACACCAAGATTTCTGACAGCCAGGTGCAAGCAATTTTGACTGGCAAACCTGATCCTGCTACTGGCATTGTGTTGACTGAGGATGGTTTGCGTGAACAGTTGCAAGCAAAGTGGAAGGGTGCTATGCCTCATTTGCGCGATCAGTTTGATGCTGGTTTGACTTTGGATCAGATTGGTTCTTCGTATAAGACTTATGCTTCACAGTTGTTGGAGAAGCCTGAGGATCAGATCAATATGTTTGAGGGGCCGTATTTGCAGGCTTTTGATAATGGTGAGGGTGGTCAGTTGTCTTTGAGTCAGTGGATTGAAAAGGTTAAAACTGATTCTCGTTTTGGTTGGCAGTATACGAAGCAAGCTAATCAGCAGGCTACGGATGTTGCTTTGACTTTGGCTAGAGCATTTGGAAAGGTTGGATGATGAGTGACACAGGTTTAGGTGGCGTTGATTTCGGTTTAGGTTTAGAGAACCTCAACACCGAGTTAGAGGCATATTTCCAAACTCCTGAAGGTCAGGCAAATCTTGCTGCTTCAGGTATTCAAGCACCAGTTGCTTCCGCTGAACCTGATTACGCACAGATAGTCAATGACGCATATGCCCCTAAGTATGGTTACTACACGCCCGATGTAGGCGGCACTGCTGGAATTGGCGGTAATCAGAATGAAGAAGAAGTTGATCCTATTGCACAACAAATGCAGTTGGATCGAGAGTTCCAGCAAGCGCAGGCTGTAGCGGAAACTAAACGTCGTAAAGAAGATGCTCGCGTGACGATGGCTAATGTCCTTGCCACCTACGGTTTGGGTGACTTGTCTGATTATGTTTACACGGAAATCATCGCAAAGGAAACCGTCAACCTTAACAACCCTGACGCAATCATTTTTGCTATTCGTGAACAGCCTGCTTATCAGAAACGGTTTGCGGGTAACGCTGCACGTTTGAAGAAGGGGTTGTCAGAACTTGACCCTGCTTCGTATATCGGGTTGGAAAATCAGTTCCGTCAGACACTTCAGTCCAACGGTTTACCAGCCAATTTCTATGACCAACCAGATGACTTCCAAGCTCTGATCGAGGGCGATGTTTCCCCATCAGAACTAAACGAGCGTGTCCAGCAGGGTTATCGTGCTGTCGCTGACGCTGATCCAGCAGTAAAAGAGCAGATGAAGAACCTGTACGGAATTGGTGAAAGTGAACTAGCCGCATACTTCCTTGACCCACAGCGCACAGCCCCGCTACTCACCCGTCAGGCACAGGCCGCCAACATCGCAGCCCGTGGACTAGAACAGGGTGGTATCCAGTTGACTGGTACGTTCGCTGAAGATTTGGCTCGACGGGGTATTACTGAACAGCAGGCTCGCGCAGGGTTCGCTGAAGTCGGTGCTTTAGGCGAACTACGACAGACTTTCGCGGGCGAGACTGCACTATCCGGTGAACAACTGGCAGGTGCGGCGTTCGGGATTGATGTCGCCGCGCAACAAGAGTTGGAGCGTAAACGTCGTCAGCGTGTTGGTGAGTTCGCTGGTGGCGGGTCATTTGCTCGGACAACTGGTGAAACATCAGGCTCTACTTCTATAGGTGTGGGTAAAGCGCAATAGCATACTTGACACTGTCAAGCAAGGTGTGTGTATACTGTTAATGTTCGGTTACGAACACCATTGGAAACCCCCCGATTTCAATGTGCAAAAGGGGTGAGACTTGCAGCCATCACGTAACCTCCAGCGTGATGTGGGCAGAAGGAGTGGGTCATGTCAGATGCAAACTACGAGTTTGAGGATGATGTAATGCAAGACCAGCAGCAATCGAAGGACCCTGTGCGGGCGCACCTGCGAAAGCTTGAAGCCGAGAATAAGGCTTTACGCGAGCAGGCAGCATCAGCAGAGGCAGCCCGACGAGAACTTAACTTCGTGAAAGCGGGCGTCGACCCGAACGATCCGAAGTACAAGTATTTCGTTAAAGGCTACGACGGTGAATTAACACCGGAGGCGATTCGACAAGCAGCAGAAGAAGCAAGTCTCATACCTAGCCAAAACAAGGAAGTGGTTGCTGAACAGCAGTCATGGAATCGGGTGGCACAGGCAGCGCGAGCTGGACAGACGAGCGAACCTCCTGTTGATTACGCTCAACGTATTGCACAAGCAAAATCCCCTGATGAAGTGATGCAACTGCTGGCCCAGGCGAGAGCCGAAGCAGAAAAATACTAATCACTCCCCATTGGATTCACATTCTTTGGGGCTACCCCTAAAGGAAAAGACAAATGTCTTATACCCAGCAAAGTTCGGTTGATACCGACCAGGCAGCGTATGATCGTTTGGCGTATTTCGCCCTCCGTTCAGAACTCTTGTTCGACCAAGCAGCCGATGTTCAACCAACCAACCAGTCAATGCCTGGTTCTTCGGTAATCTTCACGATTTTCGCAGACCTCGCAGAAGCAACCAGCACACTTGCTGAAACCACTGACGTTACACCTGTAGCGATGAGTGACAGCCAAGTGACTGTAACCCTTGCCGAATACGGCAACACAATCAACACCACCGCAAAACTCCGTGGAACTTCGTTCTTGGACGTTGATGCAGCAGCAGCGAACCTTATCGGTTACAACGCTGGTGACTCAATCGACAAGGTTGTTCGCGATGTTCTTGCTGGCGGTGACAACGTTGCCTACGGTGGTGGCGGATCATCTGATCCTTCAAGCCGTGTAACGGTTGCAGCAGAAGACATCATTGAAGCCAACGACATCCGTAAGCAGACTGCTGCTCTACGTGCTGCAAACGTTGCAACCTTCAATGGTTACTACATGGGTTACATCCATCCTGACGTGTCGTACGACCTTCGTCGTGAAACCGGCAACGCATCATGGAACGCACCTCACGTGGCTGTTGATACACAGAACATCTACAACGGCGAAATCGGAACCTTTGAATCAGTACGATTCATTGAAACCCCTCGCGCAAAGGTGTTCACCAACGCATCAAACGGAACCAGCACAACTGGAACGATTGACGTGTATTGCACACACATCATGGGTCGTCAGGCGTTGGCTAAGGCTTACAGCCAGGTTGACGGCAACGGCATGGTTCCGAAGGTCGTTCGCGGCCCAGTGGTTGACTCGCTTATGCGTTTCAATCCAATCGGTTGGTATTGGCTCGGTGGCTACGGTCGCTTCCGCGAAGCTTCGTTGCGTCGCATTGAGTCGTCATCCAGCATTGGTGCAAACGCAGCCTAATTAGTTAGGTTCGTTTAATCCTCCACAAGATGTGGGGTAGCCGAGTCCCCTCGCTCGGTTGCCCCACTTTTTGTATTTGGTATAGTCTTTCCAGCGAAAGGTTTGTATGTCGATTTCTAATTATGCGGAACTA